ATAGATGCTAATAAGGCAGGAGGTCCTGATAGTAATAAATGTTCTTTGATATTATGCGAGGGAGATTCGGCAAAGTCGGGTGTAATGTCGGGTCTATCAAAAAAAGATAGAGATTGGTATGGTATATTTCCATTAAAGGGTAAGTTATTAAATACATTAGATGCTAATCAAACCAAAATCAATAATAATGCCGAAATAGCGAATATAAAAAAGATAATGGGATTAGTGTCAGGAAAAGCATATACAACTAAAAAAGATATGGAAAACAGTTTGAGATATGGTAAAATTTTAATAATGACAGACCAAGATTTGGATGGTTCTCATATCAAAGCATTATGTTTAAACTTCTTCAATTCACAATGGAAAGATTTATTTGAAATGGAAGGATTTATAGGATATATGAATACTCCAATTATAAAAGCGACAAAAGGTAATAGTGTGAAACAGTTTTATAATGAAAATGCGTATCACAAATGGAAGAAAGAACATAATAATGCGAAGGGTTGGAAAATAAAGTATTATAAAGGTTTAGGAACTAGCACAGCGAATGAATTTAAAGAATACATGGCGAATAAGAAGGTAATATCGTTTAATTGCGAAGGCAATGAAGATATAGATTCAATTGATAAAGTATTTAATAAAACAAGAGCTGATGATAGGAAAGAATGGTTAGGAAAATATGATAAGGATAAAAGATTAGATACAACAAAAGATAGTGTATCAGTAAGAGAATTTATTGATGGAGAAATGATACATTTTTCAAAATATGATTGTGAAAGGTCTATAGCAAATTTAATGGACGGATTAAAAACAAGTCAGCGCAAGATTATTTATACGTGCTTTAAGAGAAGGTTGATAAAAGAAGTAAAAGTTGCTCAATTAGCAGGTTCTGTATCTGAAATATCGGAATATCATCATGGTGAAATGTCTTTAGTAGGAGCAATTATAAAATTGGCACAAGAATATGTTGGTTCGAATAATTTGAATCCATTATATCCGGGAGGTCAATTTGGAACGAGATTGGAAGGAGGGAGTGATGCTGCTAGTCCAAGATATATTAGAACGATGTTAAATAAAATAACCAGATGTATATATCCAGAAGAAGATGATAAAGTATTGAATTATTTAGACGAAGACGGTGTATTGGTTGAACCCGAATATTATTTACCTACTATACCAATGATATTGGTAAATGGAGGTAAAGGAATAGGAACAGGATTTAGTTATGAAGTATTACAATATAATGTATTAACAATTTGTAAATATTTAAAAAATAGATTGAATGGTATAAAAGAAGAAGTAGACTGGACGCCGTATTATGAAAATTTTAAAGGAACAATTACAAAAATGTGTAGTGGTAAATTCATGATAAAAGGAAAGTATCAAACATTAAGCCATGATACTATAAAAATTACAGAATTGCCAATTGGATTGTGGACTACAAACTTTAAAGAACATTTAGAATATTTGATGGATGAAAAAACACCGAATGGTAAAAAGAAAAAACCATTGATAAAATCATTTAAAGATGATTGTACCGATTCATTAATAGATTTTACAATAAGATTTCAACCAGGGCAACTTTCAAATTTAGCTACTAATAAAGTAGATAAATATCAAAATATGTTGGAGAAAACATTAAAATTAACAACTACAAAAGGGACAACAAATATGTATCTATTTGATGAGAAACAACAATTGAAAAAGTATTCAACAGTAGAAGCAATTATAGATAGATATTATCCAGTAAGACTGGAGGGATATGAAAATAGGAAGAAATATCAATTGAAAATATTAGAACGGAAAATGAATGTATTAAATATGAAAGCTAGATTTATCAAAGAAGTAATGGATGGAACAATAGTTTTAGTAAAAAAGAAAAAGAATGAAGTAATTGAAATATTAAAAAATAAGAATTACAAAATTATAGATGAAGATAATGATTATGGATATTTAAGAGGTTTGCCGGTTGATAGTATGGAAGAAGAAAATTGGAAGAAATTATTGAAAGATTTAAAAGATTGCGAGACACAATATATCAAATTGAAAAAGAAGAGTATACAAAAAATGTGGAGTGAAGAGTTGGAAGAATTAGAAACTGAATTTAAGAAGTATCAAAAAGAAAGAGAAAAAAGAGTTTATGGTCTTGAGAATAAAAAATCTAAAATTAAGAAAACCAATAAAAAACCAGTAAAATAAGCCATATTAAAAAAAAAATACATTTTTTCATCTGGAATTAATTTTTCCTGCCAATGATTATTCATAAGATGATAATATTTTTGATACATGATGTATTAATAAAACATTATGTATTTAACTAAAAAAATCCTTTAAAAAATAAAGTATTTGAATGATAAGTAGATTTAGGTCTAGCGTGTGGAACTGCTAAAGTGCTGACATCTTTTTTATATTTAATATAACCTTCAGCTTCACTAATAATTTGTGGGACAGCGTAAGAAACAACAAGATCATTTAAAGATTGTATTTGCTGCGTGATATTAACAGGATTATTAGAAGAATATTGTAAAAATGTGCTTCTCATAATAATTTTTAATGTATCTTCATCCTGATTTCCAATAACAAATTGTGATTTAGAACTGTGGTAAACACCAGCTTTAATAGCATTTTGAATAATTTGAATATTTTCAGCTGAAAAAAATGCGTTTGATAATTTTGTGGTTTCCCAATTTCCATTCATAGCATTTCTATATGGTGTTGATTGATTTACCATTGGTGGCTGGTCGTATAATTGATATAACTCACCTGTATTGGGACCCATGATATTTATTCTGCCATTACTCATTATATATTTATTAAATATAAAAAAAATCTTTATTTATTTTATATAAGATGGCGCAAAGTTTCCAATCGGGAGTTACCTATGCAGCAATTGTAATTTTTATTATATTTATGGCTTTAGTAGCAATGATGATGATGAGAGCTAAAGCAGATCAAGTATTTCCTTCTAATGTACCACCATGTCCTGATTATTTTGAAATATTAGATGATGGGGCTTGTAAAAATGTAAAAGGTTTAGGAACAGGAGTATGTACTGATCCAGCAAATTTCTCAGCTAAGAAATATCAAGGAATAGCTGGACGTAAGGAAAAATGTAAATGGGCCAAAGGTTGTGGTGTAGAATGGGATGGTATTACGAATATTCAAGGATTGTGTTAAAACTAAATTATTATAAATTAAATAATAATTTAGTATAAATGGGCGAATTAAATTACAAATTGTTAGATGAATTACCAAGAGACTTGAAAATAGAAATTCAAAAATATTTGATAACAAAACAGATGTATTTAACTTCTAAAAAAAATTGGGAAAAATATATAAAAATAAGGGTTTCATCCATTATAATGTCTGATTTAGGATTAATAAATTATAATACATATAACACATATATACGATATTTGATAAGAAATAAATTAGATTATGTATTCAAATATGTAGTAAAGGAAAGTAAAACAAAATTTGGATCTTTCAAAAAATTTATATACAAAGGGAAAAAATGGAACGATTATATTGAGTTTTTAAAATGGTATTGTAGAAACCAACAATCAGGGAAATGTTTGAAAGAATTGTTAAGAATATATAATTGTTAATATATAAAAGATAATTAAGAGTATTATAAAATCATGGACGAACTTAATTTAAATGCTCTGTTAGATAGAGAAGAAATAGAAAAAGAATTTATAAATTCATTAACCTATTTTGAAGAAAATAAAACAAATTTATTAACAAGACGAGGTTGTTATATATATGGTGCGCCTGGAGTAGGGAAAACACATTTTGTTAAAGAGTGTTTAAAAAAATTAAATTATGATATAATAACATTTGATGCTGGCGATATAAGAAATAAATCAATTATAGAAACAATAACAAAACATAACATATCGGATAACAATATAATAAGTTTGTTTGCTGGTGAAAAAAAGAAAATAGTAGTTGTAATGGACGAAATAGATGGAATGAATAGTGGAGATAAAGGTGGTATAAATTCTTTAATAAAATTAATTCGTCCAAAAAAAACAAAAAAGCAAAAAAAGGAACAAATAACAATGATACCCATCATTTGTATAGGAAATTATCATATTGATAAAAAAATAAAAGAAATGATGAAAATAAGTAATACATTTGAAATAAAAAAACCAACACAAGAAGAAATTAAAAAAATTGTAAATTTATTAATGCCTACAATGGACCCCACACTATTGTCAAATATAGTAAATTTTATAGAAGGTGATTTGCGTAAATTAAAATCAACGTATGAGATATATCAAAATCATCAATCAATATTAAAAAATAAAATCATACAAAATATGTTTCAAAAGAAAAATTATAATGAAGATACAAAGGAAATTACAAAAAAACTCTTAAATAATTTTTATGAAATATCAGAACATTCATTAATTATGAATGAAACAGATAGAACAAGCGTAGCATTGTTATTTCATGAAAATATTATAGATACATTTAAGGAAAAAGATAAGTATAAAATAATTGATTTTTACATAAATATATTGAATAATATATGTTTTTCTGATTATATAGATCGAATAACATTTCAAAAACAAATATGGATTTTCAATGAAATGAGTTCATTGATAAAAACATTTTATAACAACTATCTATTTCATAAAAAATATAAAAAAGATAAAAAAATAGCATATAATCCAACTGAAGTTAGATTTACAAAGGTATTAACAAAGTATTCGACCGAATACAATAATAGTTTATTTATTCAAAATCTATGTAAGCAATTAAACATGGATAAAAAAGATTTATTTTCATATTTTATTTACTTAAAAAATAAATATACATTAGAAGAAATAAATGAATTTTTTGATAATGAAAATTATGAAATAAATAAATTAGACATTGCTAGATTTTATAGATTTATTGATTATATTACTTAAGCAGCATTAGCGAACGCAGTAAAAGCAGCAATAGTTCTTTGACCTTCATAATCTTTTACTTTTTTCCCATTATTTAATAACATAATACTTGGAAATCCTTGAATATCTAATGCTTGCATTGCTTTTGGATTTTGGTCTTTTTCAACTTTATTAACAGTGATTCCAGGTTTTTTAAATGTTTTTTGGAATTTATCCCATTCTGGCATCATTTTTTTACAATGTCCACAATCTTTCCAGTAAAACAAAGTAAATTCTTTACCTTTTCCTGTAAATCCTTCTTGCACGAATAATCCTTGTTCTGCCAATTTCCATTGAACCAAAAGAAATAAATGATATAATCCATAGATAATAGCAACATAAATAACAAATTTTAATATTGCTGGTTGCTTTTCAATAAGTTTTACGACATTTTTTAACGTTTTTGCTAACATTATATTATATATTAACATAAAAATTTATAGCTTCTTTATTTTTTTTAATAAAATTTTGAACGGTTAATTTTGTTTCTCTTACAAATTGTGGATGTGGATTTTTTAATAATGTTCTTTTATCAAATGTATTATATTGATGGGCGAATACTAAAATAGTTTTAACGGGATCTAATTGTACGAAAGGTATGCTATAATTTTTTAAAAAATGTTTTTCTTCGGCCATATCAGCATCATCTTCATATGAGGTTATGTCAAGTAATTTTCTCCTAAAAGCAAATGTTCCAGCAGTTGCATGTGTTGGTCCGTAAGGTCCAAATTGATATACATTTTTAAGATCATTAAAATATATGTATACAACACTGCTTCCAGCACATAAAGCTTTCGGATTATTTTGTAATTTTTTAACAGCATGAGAAATTCTATTTGGAGGATAATAATCATCATCATCCATATAAACTAAAATTTCACCAGATGATTTTTCGTGCATTAAATTTCTTTTTCTACCCAATTTTATTTTTTCTTCATATCGGTAATATTTAATATTCAATTCTGTTTCAGAATCTTTTGGTAGCAAATCTTCAATAGGATCAGTGCCATCATCAATAATAATCCATTCAAATTTATTTTTTGGATAATCTTGTTTTTCAACATTTTTTATCATTTGCGATATAAAAACACGTCTATTGTAAGTTGGAGTACATAAACTTACAAAAGGAAGTTCTCGAGTGATTGGTTTTTTTCTTTTTTTCCCCATTAAATTAAATTATAATTAATCTTTAATTACTAATTATAATTACTTACTTTTTAGCCATTTTTGCTGCTTTTTTAGCTGCCATCATAGCTAATCTGCCTTGTGGTGTTGACTTAATTGCTGTTTTGAGTGCTGTTTTAGCTAATGAACCTGCTAATCCACCAGTCCTTGATTTAGATGTTCGTTTAAAAGCAGGATTGTGTGTTTCACGTCCTGGACCAATGTCTACGTTGTCTTTTAAGAAACCGAAAACACCAAATGGTTTTAAATACCAGAAAAAGTTGTGAAGCATATCTCTATACACGTCTTTGACAGCCGGTTCTGTGCTCTTGGCGGAATATAATAATGAATTTAATTTAGATAATGGTGGTGGTGAAAAATTCCATTCTTGACCGTTTTTTCTAATAGGCATAGTCCAAGGAATTACTTTTAATAAAGCAGAAAGAATGAAAAATACAGTTAAGAAACCGGGTAAAATGGCCCATTTCACTTTTTCGGTGTTTCTAAATTCTCCATATATCGCTGCCATACAAGCTATACAAGCAAAAGAGAATATTGGTATATAAAATTTCTGTAATAAATGCTGTATCCAATCGGCGTTTCCACTAGCATGAATAGTTGAAAATGGTCTAATTAATGTAAACCATAGTAAATACAAAGGCATTAAGAAACAATAAAATGGAATAGACAAAAATAAATAAAATCCACCAAAGAACAATGTTTTCATATCAACCCAAGGGAAATTATCATATAAATAAGCTGTTTTACCAAATCCTTTTAAAGCAGCAGCAATAGGTCCGATAGTTAAACCAATAATCAATACCACGTGGAAAAGAAAAGGTGTCCATATATAAATATTTAAGAATTCTTGAGTATTAAACCACCAAGCATCCCAAGTTTCTGCCTTTTCTGCTGCTACATATTTTGGTGGAACATCATGAACTGAAAAATTTCTAACAACTTCAAATGCTTTATCAGTGAAATCTCTTGCGCCGACCCAAGAGTTAATATTGAATCTACTAAAAATAGAGAGAGCCGAATTTGGATAATCTTTATCATACCAACTATATGGAAATCCGTGTCTTTTTTGTGACCATAGTGCTTCTTCATACGCAAGATCATCCGGTCTAGCTCCTAATTTAGTATATGGCGTCGTTGTTCTATCTAAACTAGGCACCATTCTATCTTCTTTAAATCCTCTTAATAATGATAAGAATGTAGCACTTGTATAAGTTACAAACCCAAAAGCAAAAAAAGTGCCTATAAAAACAACAATTGGCACCCATGCACGTTGATTTCCTTTAGGCCCCTTTTTCTTTTTCCCCATACCGGCAAAACCTTCTCTGCTAGAAAAACTTTCCTGAGCACCATCCTTTTTAATACTTTCTCTATCTGGTTTTTCTCCAGATTTTTTCATTTCTTTACCTATAGGATCATTATCTGAAACAAACTCGTCTTTATTATTTATTTGTTGTTCTTTCATTTTTAAAAATTCTTTATGATCTTTTTCCAAATTAGGTTTTTCAGTATCATTTGACATATAATAAAAACAAATATTATAAAATTGGAAGAATAAAGTATTTTAGGAGCTAAATAAAAATAATTCTGATATATATATGACACTTTTAAACGATTTAAAAGAAGGTATTTTAAATAATTGGAAAATGATAATGACACTTATAACTACTATATCGATTTTATGGGTAATGTCTCACGCTTTTGGAGATTTTAAACGATATTATACAGAAAATTATAATGTATCTGAAACATTTGAGGTAGGATGCGATAAAGATTCTACATTACCACATTTACGACCAGATGCTCTTGGATAAACAAATTTAATCTTTGTTAAATATTAAATTTGTAACATATAAAATATTCATAAATATATATATAATGTCTGATAGTATATTTACAACACTAAAAAATCAAATAAT